AGAATTAGTGAGATTGCATCAGAAGTTCAAAGTTTTATTAATAGAATGTATGGTCAATTTTCAAAGAGATTTTGTAATATTGATAATCATAGATTTGAAATTAAGCAAGAAATTATAGCGAGATCTGGATTGTTTATTGTTAAGAAAAGATATGGAATGAAAATTATTAGTGATAATGGAGTTAAGGTTAATAAAATATTAATGAAGGGAATAGATACAGTTAGAAGCAATTTCCCTACAGCTCTTAGACTAATACTTAAAGAAGTTTTAGAAGATATATTATCGGATGTTCCAAAGGAAAAAATTGATGAAAGAATATTAAATTTTAAAGATAAAATGAAAACTATGGATATAGATGAAATAGCAACACCTACTACAGTAAAAGGTATGAGTAAATATTTGCAAGCAGATGAACAAAATACTTCTATGTTTTCAAGATATTATAAAGGAACTCCAGTTCACGTTAAAGCTGCACTTGCATACAATGATTTATTGAAACATTTTAAGAGAGATAAGAAGTATAGTAAGATAGAAAATATAAGTAAAATAAAATGGGTGTATTTAAAAAAGAATCAATATGGATTGGAAACTTTAGCGTACAAAGGTCATGAAGACCCTATAGAAATTTTGTCGTTTATAAGAGAAAGTGTTGATTATGATAAAATTTATAGTAAATCATTAAAGAAAAAAATAACTATGTTTTACGATACCATGGATTGGGGAGAACCAACTGATGCTAGTAAGACTATAGAAAGATTCTTTTAATTTTGAACAAACTCACTTATATATATGTATATATAGGTTATAATAATAAGGAGAATGAAAATGGAAAAACATAAATTGACTCGGTTTATTGATAAATATCATTTAGGTGGTAATGTCAATTCAGTCATTTTGAACAGTGGTAAGAAAAAGTTACAGACTAGATTTATGACTGGAGACAAATCACTTTTAGGTGAACTATCAATGAATGGATGGTCTTTTGAAGACATTAGTCTTGGAGTTTATGATACAGAACAAATGGTTAAGCTTTTAGGAGTTTTATCAGATGATGTTGAATTAAACTTGATGAAGGCTGGAGATAAGGCTATTGCATTAAAAGTAGATGATTCTAATGCTACAGTTAACTATATGTTATCAGATTTATCGGTTATTAATAATCCCCCATCACTAAAAGATCTTCCAGAATTTGGATTACAGGTAAAAGTTGATAATACTTTTATTCAGAAATTTATAGCTGGAAAATCTGCATTATCAGATACGGATAGTTTTACTGTGATAACAGATAATGATGTAGTTAAATTAGTTATTGGGTATTCAAAGATAAATACAAATAGAGTTACAATTCCAGTAAAAACAGAAACTTATGTTGATATGAAAAAAGTTTCTTTTAATGCTGATTTATTTAAGGATGTATTAGTAGCAAATAAAGAATGTGAAAGTGCAGTACTTGAAATTAGTGAACAAGGATTGGCACGTATAAATTTTAAAGTAGATGAATATGATGCTACTTATTATTTAGTTGCAATTACTGATGTTGACTAATGGAAGAGTATGTTGATACTTCAAAAGTATCACTTAGATTAGTTTCAAAACCAATAGCTAGGAAGTTTATAGAGAAGAACCACTATAGTGGTAGATTATCTTCTTGTAGATATCCAATAGGTATATTTTATCAATCCGACAATGAACATAAGTTTTTTAATGAAAAAGAAGAAAAACTTATTGGATGTATTGCTTACGGATATCCAATAGGTAGAAGAGTTCTAGGTTCAATATTTAAAGAGGACTTAGAACTTACTACTAAGAATATATTGGAACTAACTCGGTTAGTTATTTATGATGATTATGGAAAAAATATAGAATCGTTTGTTATTTCACAATCATTTAAATGGTTAAAGAAAAATGCACCAGATGTAAAGGTATTGATTTCATATGCCGATCCAGAGCAGAATCATACTGGAAAAATATATCAAGCAACCAATTGGTTGTATCAAGGATGTGGAGATATTCAAATGGCTCCTACGTTTAGTTTGAAAATAGAAGAAGATGGTGAATGGATTCATAGTAGAACTGTTTACTCTATGTATGGTAGTAGTAATGCTGAACATCTAAAAAATCGAATTGGACATACATTTTGGTTAAAGAAAGAAGCAGAAAAACATAGATATTTATTTTTTCTTGGTAGTAGAAAAGAAAAGAAACTATTTATTACTAACTTGAAACATCCTCAGTTACCTTATCCAAAGGAAGCTATCAATAAAGCAGAAGTTATTAAACACGAAGTACACGAAAAAGGATTTTATGACGAGTAATACATTATGGGTAGAAAAATATCGGCCATCCTCTCTCGACACATACATTGGGAACGATCATCTCAAAAGTAAAGTGTCGGTTTATATAGAGAGTGGCGACTTACCACACCTTTTGTTCTATGGGAAGGCTGGTACAGGTAAGACCACTCTCGCAAAAATACTAATGAAACAAGTAGAATGTGATTATCTATATATTAACGCATCTGATGTAAGAAAAGTTGATGAGTTGATACCTAAAGTTAGAAACTTTGCTTCTACAGTTAGTTTTAAACCTATGAAAATTATTATTTTAGATGAGGTAGACTATATAAGTCCACATTCTCAAGCTGCTCTTCGTAATCTTATGGAGACATTTTCGAAGCATGCTCGATTTATTTTGACTTGTAATTTTGTTGAACGAATTATAGATCCAATTCAAAGTAGGTGTCAGCCTTTTCAAATAATACCACCTTCTAGGTCAGAAGTTGCACAAAGAATGGTTCAAATACTCGCAGAGGAAGATGTGGTTTATGAGTTAGATGATTTGAAAATATTAGTAAATTCTGGATATCCTGATATTAGACGAGTTATAAATTCTGCACAACGACAGTCTATTGATGGTAAGTTAACGGTTGATAAACAGAGTATTGTAGAGAATGATTATAAGTTAAAGTTATTAGAAATATTAGAGACTCAAGATAAAAAAAGTGCATTTAAAAATATAAGACAGTTAGTAGCAGACTCCAAAGTTACAGATTTCGCTGATTTATTTAGATTATTATATGATGAAGTAGATAGTTATGGAAAGGGTCATGTAGCAGAATGTATTTTAGTAATTGCTAAGTATGAACTAAGTGATAGTCAGGTAGTTGATAAGGAGATCAATGCTATGGCTATGTTAATTGAACTATTGGGAGTAATAAAATAATGGACGAAAAATATTGGGGTGAAAAGAAAGCCCCACAAAAATTAGTACAAAAACCAAAACCAGAAGAAAAACATATAGCAGTTCACGAAAACAAGATTTATTATTATGCTAGTGTGAATAGAGAAAGTGCAGTAGAACTCAATAAAAAGGTAAGTGAGTTGGAATCTAAAAGTTTAACCCTTGCAAATAATTTAGATATAAATCCACCTTCAATTAAAATACTCATAAATTCAGGTGGTGGTTCAATTACCGCTGGTATTTCATCAATGGATACGATATTAAGATGTAAAGTTCCTGTTGAAACTTATGTAGATGGATTTAGTGCGAGTGCAGCAACATTTATTTCAGTAGTTGGTGGGAAGCGATTTATGAGTAGAAATTCTTATATGTTGATTCATCAATTATCTTCATCATTGTGGGGAAAATATTCTGAAATAGAAGATGAGAAAAAGAATTTAGATTTAATGATGGAAACTATTAAAAATGTATATAAAGAGTATACAAAAGTTCCAATGAGAAAGTTAGATGAAATATTGAAACATGATTTACTATGGGATGCTAACACTTGTTTAAAATATAGGTTAATAGATGAAGTTATCTAATGTCAAAGAAAAAGAATGAAACAAAAATTAAAAAGGAAAAGAGAGTTAGTGGGGCTGGTAAAGGTGATAAACTCAGAAGAGGTATCTCTGTAGATGAGTGGGGTAAAAAGTGGGAAGCGATCTTCCGTAAAAAAGAAAGCACCGTGGTTGTGGACAAAGGATCTACTGACGAGTCAGAAGGAACGACTTGAAGATTATGAAGATTATGAAGTAAAAAGTTGGACGAACTATATGATTAATCGGTTTTTATCTATGAAAAGTGATTGGATAGAAGTAGTTAATGAAGTTCAAAAATATCCATTAAGTTCAAAAGAATTATATCGAGTTTATAGAGATATTTTACCAAGAAGAAATCAATTTT